TGCGTGCCATCGAGGCGAAGAACCTCGAACTGCGTGCCGTGCTGGAGCGTGGTGCTCCCGCCAAGGCGATCGAGAAGGCTGCTGCCGAGGAGGCTCCCGTGGAGAAGCGAACCGTCCCCGCGATCCCCGTTGGCCACGGACCGCTCAAGGCGTTCCGTTCGGCTGAGTCCGCGTACCGCGCTGGCATGCACCTGAGGGGCTACGTGTTCGGCGACGCCGAGGCTCGTCGGTGGTGCGTCGATCACGGCGTCGAGAGCCGCGCTCAGGCGGGCGGCGTCAACTCGCTCGGCGGTGTCCTGACTAGCCCCGAACTTGCCCAAGAGCTCGTGAGATTGGTCGAGGAATTTGGGGTGTATCCCCAGTTCGCTCGTCGCGTGCCGATGTCGAGCGACACCCTCAACATCGCCCGTCGCACCGGTGGGCTCGCTGCTCGGCCGGTCGGCGAGAACGCCGAGGTGCTCGCGAGCGACGTGACGTTCGACAACATCGAGCTCGTGGCGAAAATCTGGGGCGTCGCAAATAGGCTTCCTAACTCGCTGCTCGAAGACTCCGTCATCGATCTCGCCGATCTCATGGCCGTGGAAACGGCTCAGGCGTTCGCCGAGGCGGTGGACAACGCGGGCTTCGTCGGCGATGGCACCAGCACCTACCACGGCGTGCAGGGCATCACGAAGAAGATCCTCGAATCGAAGCACTCGGCGTCCGTCGTCACCACGACCGCTGGCACCGAGGACACCTACGGCGAGCTCACGATGAAAAACTTCACCGACATGGTCGCGAAGTTGCCCATCTACGCGCGTCGATCGGCTCGGTTTTTCATTAGTCCCGCTGGCTGGGGCTCGGCGATGCTCAGGCTCGCGATGCTGCCCGGTGGGGCCTCTGGCCCCGGCGGAAACAGCACGAGCGACGTGGCTGCCGGATTCGGCGAGCGGTTCCTCGGCTACCCCGTGACGCTGGTTCACTCGATGCACTCCTCGCTCGACGATTCGAGCGGCGAGGTGGCGTGCCTCTTCGGCGACCTCTCGCAGGCCGCCGTCTACGGCGAGCGTCGGGCGATCCAGATCCGCACGGCGTCCGAGCGCTACGTCGAATACGACCAGACCCTCACGTTCGCCACGACCCGCAACGCGATCGTCGTGCATGACGTGGGCTCAACGAGCAAGGCTGGCCCTGTCGTGGCTCTCAAGTTCGGCTGATACGGCGACTGACTTTCAACCCTCCGAGGAGATCTGAACAGTGAACCATCTCGAAGCCACGAAGTCCGTCGTCGGCCACACCGAGAACCTGACGGCGGCGCAGACCCACACGCTGGTGATCGACCGTCTCGGCTACGAGTACGTGTCGCTCGACGTGTGCCAGGAGCCTTTTGCGAATGCGGGCTACACGAGCCAGGCGGCGTTCACCGTCCTGAAGCTCGCCGAGTCCGACAACAACTCGTCCTACTCCGACGTGACCGAGTTCGTCGGCGGCGGCACCGGTGGATTTACGATCCCGACGCCGACCGCCACGGCGGGTGACGTGGTCGTGCGGATGGACGTAGACTGCCGTGGCAAGAAGCGCTATCTGCGTGTCACCGCCACGCCGTACACGACCGGCACCGTCTACACGGTCGCCAGGCTCGGCAAGGGCTCCGACGGCCCGGTCAGCGCCTCCGCGAAGGGCGTCAACGCCACGGTCAGCGGCTGATTCGCTTGACAGTACCGACACAGTGAGCGGCGGGTGGCGACGAGCCGCCCGCCGTTTCGCTTTGGAGGGTGACGCGTGATCGTTCAGGTCGGCGATACGTCGGTCGAGGTGCGTGCCGAGGCGGTGCTGTCGGCTCCGAGGTTCGGGCCGCTCACGAACGTGTTCGCGTTCATCGAGTCGCTCATGCCGCTGCACATCCGCCCGACGCTCGGGCAGGGTGCGTTCTGGGCGCAGGTGCTCACCAGGATGCTTGAGGAGTTCGCTCCGACGACGGAGTACATAATTACGCTTGACTACGATAGCGTGATGACCCGCTCCGACATCGAGCGTCTGTTCGCGATCGCGATGACGTGCCAGTGCGACGCGCTCGCCCCGATCCAGGCGAAACGCGAGGACGGGCGGCCGATGCTCACGCTTCTTGACACGATGGACGACCCACCCGCCGACGGCAAAACGGAGTTGCCGCTGTCGTGGTTCGCCGAGCCGGTGCAGCAGGTCGATACGGCGCATTTCGGCTGCACGATCATCAGCACCAGGGCGCTCAGGCGAACGCTGAAGCCGTGGTTTCACTCGAAGCCAGACGCCGAAGGCGGCTGGGGCGACGGGCGAATTGACGACGATCTCTGGTTCTGGCGTCAGTTCAAGGCGTCGGGCAACCGCCTTTTCATCACGCCTCGCGTCGTGATTGGTCACGGCGAGTACGTGATCTCGTGGCCGAGCAAGGATTTCTCGGGACCGGTGTTTCAGCACACGACCGCGTGGCAGCGGACGAAGCGACCGCCCGAAACTGCATGGAGGGTCGGCGAGTGAACACAATCAGAGTACGGATGCTGCGTGCCTACGGTGCCTACAAGGCGAACGAGCTCGTCGAGGTGGACGAGTCGTTCGCCGCGAGGCTCTTCGCGTGGGGCTACGCCAAGCGAGAGACGCAGCAGTCGCTGATCGAGACGGCAGCAGTGGAGCCGGTCGCGGAGCGTGCAGACCTAACGCCACGACGCAGGGGGCGACGCCATGAATGACGGCAAGCGATACCGATCACTGAAGGTCGGCACGCAGCCGGTCGTCGAGCCGGTGAGCGTCGCCGACGCCAAGGCTCACATTCGCGTCGATCACAATACCGACGACGCCTACATCGCTGCGCTCATCTCTGCGGCCCGCGAGTACTGCGAGACGTACATGGACGAGACGCTCGTGGACACGCAGTACGTAATGCGGCTCGATGCGTTTCCGGCGGTGATCGAGTTGCCCCGCCCGCCAATGAGCCAGACCACAGGTCGCACGGCGGTGTCGATCGTCTACACCGCGAGCGAGGCAGGCAACACGGCTACGCTCTCGACGACCCAGTACCGCGTCGATCGCGACGCGAAGCCCGGCACGCTGCGGACGCTGTACGCCGGATCGTGGCCGAGCCACCTGCTCGACTACGGCAGCGTCACGGTCACGTGGTGGGGCGGGCGTGGCGACGACGGCAGCAAGGTCTCGCCCCGTGTGAAGGCGGCGATCCTCATGCTCGTCGGGCAGTGGTATGAGCGCCGCATGGCGGCCGACGCCGTATCGCTCTCCGAGATGCCGTTCGGGGTGAAGGCGTTGCTCGACAGCGTGAAGTGGGGGAGCTACACGTGAACGGACGCATCATCGTCGATTCGCAGTTCACCGACACGGCGTCGTCCACGGGCGTGTCCTCGACGAAGGCCGTGGCGCTCCAGACCTCGAACGAGTACACGTCTGGCAAGGTCGCCGTCGTCTCTGGCACGTGCGGTACGTCAGCCGTGACGATCACGCTCGCCTCGCCTGGATACACGGCGGCGTCGGGCTCTGCCGTATCGTTCTCGTCGGTCTCTCGGATCGTGTTCTCGGCGACCGGCGCGACGCTTGTGAAGTGCGTCGGAGGCGCCACGGGCAAGCCGCTCGTGATGTCGCGTGCCGAGCAGGCTGCCGTCTCTGATGTCGGTTCGACGGAGACCTCGCTTCAAGTGAGCGTGGATGCAACCGCTGGCACGTCGTCCTACACGTTGGTGATGTATGGCGATTGATCCCGGCCGCCTCCGTGAGCGAGTCACGATCCAGCAGGCGACCGCCACGCGGAATCGCATCGGTGAGACAGTGCAAACGTGGGGCACGTTCGCCGAGGTGTGGGCGAGCGTTGAGGGGCTGTCCGGTCGCGAGGTGCTTCAGTCCGGTCAGCAGCAGACCGAGGTGACGCACCGCGTGCGGATGCGATACGTGACCGGGCTGACGCAGCGCATGCGGCTCTCGTGGCGTGGTCGGATTCTGGAGATCACGAGCCTGCTCGAACACAACAACCGCACCGAGCACGAGCTCCTGTGCGTGGAGGCGATCGACTGATGGCGACCGCAGGGATCACGATCACCGCAGAGATCGCCGAACTGCGCGAGTTGCAGACTGCGATCGGTCGCATCTTCACGCCAGCGGATAAGGCGAAGATTTTGCAGGACGCGCTAAAGAAGGCGCTCGCCCCAGCTCTAGAGCGGCTCAGGGCAAACACGCCCGAAGGTCCGACCGGCAACCTCAAGCGTGCGGCATCGGTGAAGATTGTGGCGTACTCGCGGGACGGCAACGCCGTCGGGCTGCTCGGCTACCGGCGGGCTGGCAAGGGTGCGAGCGAGTCGGCCCAGGGCGGTCGTGTCCGCAAAGGACCGGATCGTGCGTTTCATCAGTGGTGGCTCGAAAACGGCACGAAAGACACCGTCATCGACAAGCTCTC